GCGTCCGCGAACACGGGCGACAACGTCGCTGCCAGCGGGGCCTACGCGGCGTACCAGAACACGGGCGCCAGCGTCACTGCCAGTGGGGCCAGTGCGGCGTACGGGAACACGGGCGCCAACGTCACGGCCAGCGGGTACCAAGCGGCGTACCAGAACTCTGGCGCCAACGTCACTGCCAGCGGGTATCAGTCCGGCCAGTCGCTCGGAATCTACGGTCGTTTCGCGCCGCTCAACGGTACGTGGGCTGCGGCAAAGGTCGGTTCGGGTGCTCTCGCTCTCGCGCGTACGTATCGCATTCTGTTTACCCTCGACGGCGTAGATACCGAGCTGAGCACCACCGCTCTCACGGTGGCCGCCGGCACCGCGTCAGCGAGCATCGACCACACGGGAATCCCAGTCTACAGCGGGCCGAAGACCTGCACGGCGCGCAAGCTCTACAAGCAGAAGACGACCGACAAGCTCTACTACCTCGTCACCACGATCGCGGACAACGTCACCACGGTCTACAGCGACACGCAGGCGGACGCGACCTACGGGACGGTCGCCGCCACGCCAGCGAACACGGCAGCCTACGGCGCCAACGCAACGACCTGGGGCGCGAACGAGATGGCGATCGGAGGGTCGGCGAATCCGATCGACAACATTTATCTCGGCGGTCAATACCATCTGACGCCTGCGACGGCGGGCCGTTCGGTCACCGTGCGCTCGATGGGTGCGAACGGAACCGATCTTGCCGGGGGCGACCTCACGGTCGGGCCTGGTGCAGGCACCGGGGCTGGAACCGCATCGAGTTTCATCGTCTCCACGCCGACCGTCGGCGGCTCGGGGGCGAGTGCGCAGACGCAGGCGACGCGGCTCGCGGCGAACGCGAACGGCGTGACGTCCTACATGAATGTCCTGCCGTCCTCGTCGGACGCGGTGAACCTCGGCAGCGCTGCTGCGCTCTGGGGCGCGCAACACGTCGCGAGGGCGACGCTGGGTGGCAAGAGCAAGGCAACCGTTGACGCGACGCCGACGGCCTTCGCGACCATCCCGCTCGCGGACGGTGCGGCAACCGGAGGCAAGCTCATCTACCGTGTCGTCGTGACGAGCGGGACGTCTCGTCAGGTGGTGAGCGGGTCGATCAACTATGCGGCGGCCCGCGACGGCGCCACGTACGCGGTCGATTACGACGAGATCCAGCAAAGCACCGCGGTCACGACGGGCACGCTCACCGGGTCGGTGACGTGCGCTGGCGCCGCGGATCTGCTCACGTTCTCGGCCGACTTCGACTCCTCGCTCGACGTGGCCGGGACCATCTACTACCGCTTCGACTCGACCGACACCCTCGCGCCGACCCCGTTGTAGGAGGCTCAATGAAGCGACTCATCCTGACCATCCTCGCCCTCGTCCTCGCGGCTCCGGCGCCTGGGGCAGAAATGGGGCGTGGGTTAGGGGATGTGCTTCCACGTGGTGCGTCGTACTATTTCGCCGATTGTCGTGTGGGCTACCCCATACCGCCTACCGAGTGCCACCTGCGTTTCTCCGTTGGCATAGGCGAGACGGATGTCGAGAATATCCGGGTCGGTCAGTTTCGACCACGGGATTTGTTCACCACGCCTCAGTCGTTCGGGATGAAGCCTTGCCCCACTACGGTCGCCGCGGGCAAGTCGCTCAGGGTGGAGCCTCGAACCGCTACGGTCGCCGCGCGCGAGTCTCTCTGGGTGAAGCCTCGAACCGCTGCGATCACCCTTGGCAGTTCTTCCCTTCTGGTCGCGGTCGTGGACGTTGTCGGTGTTCGTGCCAAGGAAAAGGTGGTCTGGCCTAACGCACGGCGGCGTGTCGCAGGAGTGGAGTATCCAGAGTCCAGCCGGGATGGCGCCACGGAAGATAGCCCACGCGGCCCTGTGGGCTCTGGTGTACCGCTTGCCGTCCCAGAAGATTCCGTAACCGTCAGTATACTTGCCCGCGGTCCACATCCAGCACTTATCGGTGATCTCCACCTTCGCCATGAACCGTGCGAGGACGCGTGGGCTAGTACCGGAGAGCGGGGTGATAGGATTCGTTTCAGCCATGTGAGCCTCCCTCAAGGTTCCGTGGTCAGGTCCGGCTGGGACGGTTGCACGTCCCGCCGGGCCGCTTTGCATGATATCAGCAAGGAGGTTGCATGAAAAGGATTCTGGTCGGCTTGGCCATCGTGTTGGCCTTCCCCGGTAGCGCGGCGACGATCACCACGACGACGACCGCGAGCTTCGATGGGTTTCTGGCTCGATCGATGGCCCGCATGAACCGCGAAACCTGCCGATATAGGAGTCTTCCGGTCGGCTGCACGCAGCGGCAGGCACGCGAGGTCTTTTGCCGTTCCGCCGGCTTCGGCGGCGTGACCACCTGCACGCCCAACCCTGCCTCGACGCCGGAGGCGCCGCTCCCGGACATCTGCACCACGACGCCGCTCGTGAGTGACTGCGCAGGCGCCACGCAGGTGGACGTCTACTCTGACCCGGCGGTCTTCTTCTCTCGCGAGGCGATCCGCCTGATCCGCGAGGAGCACGCCAAGAAGCTCGCCTCCGACGTGAGCGCCGCTGAGGCAGCGGCGAAGGCGGGCACGCCAGCGCAGCGCGACACCTATTGCGCTGGCATCGGCCTCGCCTCAGGGTGCCTCGACTGAGGCTCATCGACGTGCGGACCCGCCTGCACCCCTACCTCGTGATCGCCCTGATCTGCTTCGGGCTGATCGTGCTGACGCTCGCGCTGGCGAGCTGCGGGACGACGGCGCCGAGGCCGACGGCGGCGAAGACGAGCGTCGAGGCCCCGCTCGTGGTGGGCGGGATGGGGCAGGTGGGTAAGGACGTCGGTCCCGACATCTACCCCTGTGACCCGCGGTGCGCCTCGCGCGGCGTCTCCTACACGCTCCCCGACCCGGGCCTCGCCGGGTGCTACCAGATGGCTGCCGCGGAGTGGCTCGCGAACGAGCTGGCCGCTGGGCGGATCGCCACAAAGTGGCCTCCCGCCGAGGCAGCCGGGCGCGTCCGCTGGAACCACCCGCAGGTCCGCTACGGCGCGTGCCCGCTCTGGGTCGAGGGCGCAATCGGGCCGGACCCTTACGTCGGGTGCGCGGCTGGAGTCGCCTGGGGCACGAGCCTCTACGTCTCCCTCGGCGAGCCCGAGCGCGTCTACAAGCTGCACAGCTGGGAGACGTCGAACGCCCACCTCGCGTGGTCGCTCGACCTCTCTCATCTCGCCGACGGTCCCATCACGGCAGCCGCAACCGAGTACGCAACCGCGACCTGCGGGACGACAGTCCGCAAGCCGCTCGTCACGCCCTGAAGGAGGAATCGTGTCCGAGACTTTCCCCACGAAGACCGAGATCGCGGCGATCGTGACGTCCATCACCCAGGCTTCCGAGGCTCGCATCCTCGCTGCGCTCAAGGCGCCCGCTCCCGTGCCAGACCCGATGCCGGGCGGAGGCGCGCCGGAGCAGGGAGTGGACGTGCTCTTCGCGCCGGGCTCCGAGGTCGGGCGCGCGAACCCGGGCGGCTTCCCTGTCGTCTTCTTCCGCGACTCGACGGTCACCTTCCGCGCCAGGTGCTGGGGCTTCGACCCGCGCGAGACCGGAGCGCGCTGGCTCCTCCCGAACGGCGACGTGCATGAGCCGATCGTCCGCGAGCTGAACGGCCAGTACCTCGCCGACGTCGTCGCCGTGCTCGACACGCCGACGGCCGGCGTCGACGTGGTGGCGACGTTCTTCTCGGGCCTCGACGGCCGCTTCGCCGAGATGCCTCTGCGCTTCCAGGTGCTCGCGTCGCCGAAGCCGGCGGTCCCCGCCCCGAGGCCCGCCGCCGTCACCACGGCACGCGACTGGTCGATCCTCCACGACTGGCCCTCCTCCTGGCCGCCGGTCGCCGAGGACGGGCGGATGCCGCAGCTCCCCGAGGCACGGGACGTCGAGACGCTGGTGCTCTACGCCCGGCACGGCTACGAGCGGGACGGCACGCCGATGCGCGGGCCGGTCTCGCTCGGCTTCGCCGGGAACGAGGTGGAGGCCGTCCTGGACCTCACCGACGAGGCGTACCGGGCCTCGCGCTACGGGAAGGCTGGCGTCGCCCGCGACCTCGCGTGCTACGGGCTCCTCGTGAAGCGGATCAAGATCCCCTACGACCTCTCGCCCGGCGCGTACCTCCAGAACGAGCCGATGACCGGCGTCGCGTACCCCTCGCTGGAGGCGCTGCTGGCCCGTGAGGTGGACATGTTCGGCGGCGGGGACGCGGGGCCGGGAGGCAAGCCGTGAAGCGCATCACTCTGCACCACGACGGCCACGGGCGGATGGAGCGGCTCCTCGTCCTTGCCACGGACGAGCCCGCGACCGAGCCGCCCGGCAACTCCAGCCACCACAAGTACGAGTTCTTCTCGGTTCCCGAGGGGTACGTCGTGACGACTGCTGCGGACGCCTTCCTGAAGACGACTCCGGTTGCCCAGATCCAGTTCCAGCGCGGCCCGTTCGACGCGCCTGGCTCGACGCCCGGCACGCTCTCAGCAGCCGTGCTCGCCGCCCTCATCGACCATCACCAGGGATTCCAGTCCGGGCCGCTCGCGAGCCGCGAGAACGCGCTCGTCATCACGAAGCTCCAAGAGGCGCTCTTCTGGATGCGCGAGCGCGCCGACGAACGCGCCCGGCGGGGCGTGCTCGGGACGATGGGGAAGTGAGTGCGATGGCTGCTCGCGGCGGTCCTGGTGGGTGCGCTCCCGGCGGGAGCGTGGCCGACGCCCACGCCATACCCCACCAGAACCCCGCGTCCGATGCCGACCCGAACCGTCGTGCCGCCCTCGCCATCACCTACGCGGGCGCCATCCTACGCGACCCCGACGCCTGCCTCTGCGACGCCCTCCCCGGAGCCGGGGCCTGCCCTGACCCCGGCTCCGACTGCCCGCGTGTGGCTGGTAATCCGGGACGCTGCGGGGGAGAGGCGGGTCGTGTACGAGCTGGCGGGCGACAGCCCCATCACGATCGAGGTCACCAGTCAGCGACCAACCGCGCCGCTCGGCGCGCCCCCGAGCGCGAGCTACCGGAGGTGACTCCGTGAAACATCCCTCCGCAGGGGCTACCTCCCCCTGCTCTCCTCCCCACAGCGGGGCCGAGCGCCAGGCTGGCCCCGCTCACAGCGGGGCCGAGCGCCAGGCTGGCCCCGCTCACAGCGGGGCCGAGCGCCAGGCTGGCCCCGCTCCCGCCTCTCTTCTCGGGCGCCTCCTCGCGACGGCGCTCGTGGCGCTCGCGCTGATCGGGTGCGGGACGAGCCAGGCGGGCCACGTCCTCCGGTCGGCGAACGACTACTCGTACTACGCGGCCCGGTACGCCGAGACGTGCCCCGACCCGGCCGTGACCCAGGCGTGCATCGAGAAGGCCCAGCGGCTCCAGGCGTGGCATGGCGCTGTCAACGAAGCCAAGGATGCGCTCGCGCGAGGGGGCGACTGCCCGCTCCAGGTCGAGCGGCTTCAGCGGCTCGCGAAGGAGTACCCGCGATGAGCGGCACCGTCGAAGCGATCGTCGCGCTTGCGAAGGTGGTGGCGGCCGGGCTCTCGCTCAAGGCCCAGAGCGACCAGGCCAAGAAGGACGAGCTGAAGGCGGCGATCACGGTCACGGTGCCGCCGCCTCCGAAAGTGGGGAAGTGAGATGGCCTACACGCTGGAAGAGATCCTGACCGACCTCGTCACCGCTGCGGGAAGCATCGACGAGGTGAAGGCGGCGATCGACAAGGTCGCCGCGATCCCGGCCGGGGAGCGCAAGCCGTCGGCCTACATCGGGTGCGCGACAGCCATCCTCACCGTGCTCGGGCCGCTCGCCGACACGATCCAGGCACACGTGGAGAGCTGAGATGACGGACGCCATCATCCACACGCTCCAGGACTACCCGTGGCTGCCGTGGGTCTGGCTCGTCGCCACGCTCGCCGCGACCGCGATCCGCGTCGGCTGGCCCGAGGAACGTGACCGACCGCGGTGGATGGTGGCGCTGCTCGCCGTCTGCGACGTGCTCCAGGCCAACCTCAGCGGCCCGGCCAAGCTTGTGTCGAGGAAGCCGCAGCCGTGAGCGACGCCGTCTCGATCGTGACGCTCGTCCAGGCCGCTGGCACGCTGGTCTCGCTCGGCATCGCCGGGTGGGCGAAGTGGAGCATCCACCAAGTCGCCAAGGAAGCCGCACGCGAGGAGATGGGGCGCATGGGGAAGATGCTCGACGACCACGACGCAAACTCCAGATGCCATCGCCCGCTCATTGAGGCGTGGGAGACGGCGCAGGAGCGGGCGCTGACGAAGAGCATGGACGTCCTCGGCGCCTCGCTGAAGGCCGCCGTGGTGGACACGCTCGTCGCCCACAACCGCGACCCGTGGGCGCACCCGGAGGGCTCGGAGAACCGCATCGCCCCGCTCCGGGCGGACATCGCAAAGAGCCACGAGCTTCTCGTCACGCTCGACAAGCGGCTCGCCGGGCTCGACGGGTTCATCGAGGAGATGCACGACTTGAAGCGTGAGCACGACGAGGTCATGCGCCGCGGCGGAGACGGGCTCCCGCGGCATCCGGGGCGTGGATGACCGAGCCGCCGAAGGTCCGCACGCTCGACGCGCTGCACCCGGCATTCAGGGTGAAGCTCGTGCGGTGCCTCGACGCCATGTCACGCGCCGGGCTGCCATTCGACGTGGACGAGACCCATCGCACCGTCGAGCGCCAGGCGTGGCACTACGCCAAGGGCAGGACGATCCAGGGTCCTCCGTGCGACCACGCTCAGCCCTGCTCGCGTCACCCGCTCGGGCTGCCGGTCACGGACTGCGACGGCGTCCGAAGCAAGTCGAAGCATCAACTCGGGCTCGCCGCGGACGTCTACCCGCTCCGCGCCGACGGCCGCCGCTGGATTCCGCCGGCTCACCACGAGCTGTGGCTCCTGCTCTCGACGCAGGTCCACTCTGTCGGGCTGAGGCACGGCGCCGAGTGGGGCGACTGCCCGCACATCCAGTGGGCTGGGCCGATGCCGCCCGCTGCGGAGACGCCGTGAGCCTGCCCGATGGGTTCGACGAGCTCCCGTGGGATGATTTCCCGCAGCTGAAGGAAGTCATCGAGCGGTGGCGGAAGCGGGACATCGTCTCTCCGGAGAAGTACGCGGAGCTGCTCGACCTGATGAAGGCGACGGCGTTCTCGGCGGCCCGCGCATTCGACGAGACGACGAGGAAGCGGCTCTTCGAGCTCCTCGAGCGAGTGCTGTCCGAGGGGATGACGGTCAAGGAGTTCAAGGAGGCGGCCGGGCCTGTGCTCGACTCTCCGTGGTACGCCGACCTCGTCTATCGGACGAACGTGGCGAACGCGCAGGCAGCCGGGCAGTACGCGGTCGAGTTCACCGAAGACCTCGACATCTGGCCCTATTGGCAGTTCGACGCGACGATCGACTCGCGGAACGCCACGACCGACGACTGCCCGGGGCGGATCTGCCGCAACCTGCACGGGAAGGTATTCCGCAAGGACGACAAGGCCGCGCGCCGGCTCCTCCCTCCGCTGCACTTCCAGTGCCGGTGTGTGGCTAATGATGTACTCGCAGACTACGGTGGCACCGTCGCAAACGGGACGACAGAGGCATCACGGAACACGCCTCCTCCCGGATGGGACTACGACCGAATCGCTGGGCTTCTAGGGGTGCTGTGATGAGCTATGCCACGCCGACAACCTTCGTCTCGATGCTCGATCCGGCGATCCGCTCGCAGCTGTCGGCCGAGTCCGGGACCACCCAGGACACGACGATAGTCCAGGCGGTTCTCGATCGCGCCAGCGCGGAGCTCGACTCGCGGATCGGGACGCGGTACACGACGCCTGTCACCGCCGCTGTGCCTGCCGCGTGGCTCGCGCAGAAGGAGATGATCGGCGGCGCCTGGTTCCTGTACGTCTACCGCGGATTCAGCGACGGGACGCAGGCGGCGGCAGCGGCGAAGGCGGCGTGGGACGACGTGCTCCGCTGGTGTGCGGACGTGGCATCCGGGAAGATCGAGCTACCTGGGGCCACCCGGCGCGCCGACATCACAAGCTCGGATGCAATCGTCACGGGGGCATGGAGCAGCAACACCCCGGTCTTCACCTCCACCGCCTGGAACACGTTCTGATGGCTGGCGCGCTCACGTTTACGATGGACAAGAAGAGCCTGGAGCGGAAGCTCCAGACGTTGCGCGACATCCCGAGGGCGCACAAGGCGAAGGTGTTTCAGCTCGCCGGCAGGCAGACGGTCACGTTCGTCAAGCAGACCTTCGCGACCGGCGGGGCGAATGCTGGCATCTCGTGGCCGCCCGCCAGTCGCGGGGCGGGGAAAACGCAGGGCGTCAAGGCAGGGATGCCTCTGCTGGACACCGGAACGCTGATGAAGTCCATCGTGTCCACCGTCAGCGGCGACCAGGTCGTGATCCGCGCCGGCCCGCCCGGCAACGTCTACGCCGGAGTGCACCAGCGTGGCGACACGGTGCGCCCGATCGGAAACAAGTTTGCGTGGGTGCCCGGCGGCCCGTACCTCAACATCCCGTTGCAGGGCGCAGGAGTCGGAGTCGGGGACAGGCGGACGTTCTCGCTGAAGGCGTTCCCGGGGTGGAAAGCGCGGATCGAGCCAGGGCTCGGATGGACGGCGTCGATCCCTGACGGGACAGAGCGCTACACCGACAAGCGTGGCCGCGACCGCGAGCGAACGGTGTGGAAGCCCGTCGCCGTGCTGCGGAAGCAGACGAAGATCAAGGCAAGGCCCTTCCTCTTCTGGAGCGCGCCGCTGGTGAAGGAGATCAACAGGATGGTCGGCGTCTACATCCGTGAGCGTCTGCACGGGAAAAGCGAGACCCCTGCGCCCGGAGGCGGTGAGTGAGCACGATCGGGACTCTCCGCACGGGCATCAAAGCCGCGATTGCCGGCGTGTCGGCGCTCTCGGCGGTACAGGTCTACGACGCTGCGATCCCCGCACACGCCTACGCGCTCGCGCTGCGGAAGCCAGCGCTGGTGCTGTCATACCGCGGGCGGAGGAAGCTCGACGACGGGCCGCTCACATCGCGGGACAGGTACAGGATGGTGTACCAGTGGACGATCACGCTCGTCGCCCAGGACTGGCGCGAGCCGGCCGGCGCCGTCACTCGTACGCTCGGAATCGAGGAGATGGCAGAGGCGCTCGACGCGATCCGCCTCGTCTCCATCGGCACGGTCGGAGACGAGACGGTGTATCCGGTTTTCGAGAGCGAGACGATCGACGTCCCCGGTGACCGTGGCGACGAGGGCGGCCCGGCCTCCATCGTTCAGGAGTGGACGACGACGGAGGTGCTCATTTGATCGAGTCGATCGTCCGCGAAGAGGTGCGCGCATGGCTCGCCAGGGGAGGAGCGGTCGAGTGGACGCCCGCTACGCTCTTCGCCGCGCTCGTGGACTACATGACCAGCGCGCCGCCTCAACAGGCCGGTGAACTAGCAGCACGCCTGATCGGCTTCGCCGAAGGCATGACACGCAAGGAGGAGCAAGATGGGCGCGACCGCAACGGGAGCTGACGCTCGTTTCGGACTCGTCATCGACGAGCCGACCAGTACCACCAGCAGCAGCCCGGACTACAACGTCGGGCATCCTGGGTTCGACACGGTGGCCGTAGCCGCTCCGGTGGCTGCGCTGACGGCTGCCGACGGCGGGGCTGGGAACATCACCGGCTCGGTGTACTACTGGTACAGCTACGTGGTCAACGGGATGGAGACCACCCCGTCGGCCACGAGCACCGTGCTGACCGTGACGTCGAAGAAGGCCGCGCTGAGCGACATCCTGGTCTGCCCGGACACTCGCTGCACGGAGCGGCGGATCTACAGGTACACCGCGGACACCGTGGCCGTCGGCTACTGGGTCGGCTCGATCTACGACAACACGACGACGACGTTCACAGACGACCTCTCGCTGACGTCCACGTCGATCGACGCCACGCTCGTGCCGAAGACCGTGAACGAGACCTCCGGCAACTTCGGCATGAAGTTCTGCCGGTTCGACAACCTCACGCTGAAGGCAGACTACTCGCAGATCAATCCCGTCGAGCTCACCGGCGCGAGCGGGAAGTCGAAGTCGGTCCCCGGCATGGTGAACGTCGACGGGCAGCTTGTCGCAGCGCTCCGCTCCGGCACGGCTGTCCCGCTGTTCTGCGCGCTCTACGGCACACCGTCTGTCGCGCAGAGCGACAGCGTCTACACCTACACCTGGGCGGTCTCTACGAGCAAGGCAACGTGGCGGACGCTTACGGGATACCTCTATCACGGGGCGTTCGGCGTGAAGCCGCAGACGTACTACGGACTCGCCGCTCCGTCGCTCGCCCTGAACATCCAGGGCGGAGCGCTGGTGACCGACACGGCCACGTTCGTCGGGCAGGCGCACACGACTTCCGGCGTTGCGACCGAGAGCGTGGGCGGGACCACGTACAAGGGCACACTCTGCGCCAGGGGCATCCGGGGTGACGCCAGCTCCACGACCAACCTCTACGTGAAGGTGACCACGGCGCCGACCACCGGCACGTTCGCGGTGAAGTTCAAGGTCGGATCGGGCGCGAGCTACAGCGGCTCTGCCTTCACGATGTACTACGACACCACCACGAAGAAGCAGGAGAAAGGCGGGTCGCAGACGTCCGACTGGGCTCCTGCGTACAGCGAAGCCGACCTCACGCTGGGCTACGACATCGGCGAGAACTTCCTCCCCTACGAGATCATGTTCAGCGGCGACATCACCACGCTCGCGCTGAATGACGAGTTCATCATCCCGCCCACGGCTCTGATCGTCGGCGGGACCGGGAGCGGGTACACCGCTGTCCCGCCGCATGTGCTGCTTGGGCCGCGCTTCACGGACGCGCACGCCACGATCACGAAGGACGGGACGACCATCGACTGCCAGTCGCTCGCGCTGACGCTCAACGCGCCGAAGGAGCGGATCTACTCGCTCGGCTCCGACGCTCGCTGGTGCATCGACATGGCGGATAACGGCTACTACGAGGCGACCGGCTCGATCGTGCAGCGGATGACCGATCGCACCTACGAGCAGATCCTCGAGACGGCCGACCGGTTCGCGCTCGTGGTGAAGTGCGAGGGCGAGCGGATCAAGACCCAGCCGGGCACGCTGTCGGCGTCGCGCGAGACGGTCCAGATCACGTTCCCGCAGGCAGCCGTGACGAGCGTGGACGCGCCGATCAGCGGGCCGGGGATGATCTCCAAGACGATCAACTTCGCAACCGAAGCCCCGGACGACGGCTCGGAGTACTGCACCGTCGTCGTGAAGACGAAGGAGAAGTGGCAGCTTCTGGCGTGACGGAGTAGCTGATGGGCCTCGAATCCGACCTCAAGATCGTCCTCGGGCTGGACTCGTCCCAGCTCGAGCAGGGCATGTCGAAGGCCGGGACGAGCATCGACAAGATCGGCGACCAGTTCGACAAGCTCAGGAACGTCGTCGAGAAGAGCCGGGCCGCGATCCAGCAGGTAAACGAGGCGTGGGACGTCGGCTACAAGATCGGCGAGAAGGTCCGGGAAGGGCTCCAGAAGCATCTCAAGGTGAATACCGATCTGTCGGAGGAAGTCGCTGACCTCATGCTCCGGCTGACTGGGTACAAGGAAACGTCGGAAGCCGTGCTTAACGTCGAGAACGAATCCGTTCGCACGGCGCAGAGGCTCATGGCCGCGCGCGAGGCGCACGGGAAGGCGATCGACGCCTCCACCGAGGCGCTGAAGAAGGCGATCCCGGGGTGGACTGACTTCGACGACGCACAGAACAAGGCAGAGCAGCAAGCGGCAGCGCTCGCCGACATGATCAACAAGATGGCGGCAGGGCATAAGAACTGGCTGCCCGAGATCAACGAAAACAAGGCGAAGATTCTGGAACTGGCGGACGCTCTTGGTAAGCACGGCGTCGCGCTCGAGTCGCTTGACCCGAAGGTAAAGGAAGCGGTCGAGTGGGCGAAAACGCTCACGCAGCGTGAGCAGGAGCTCGCCGCCGCTGTCGACACGGGGAGCGGCGCGATCGACAAGCAGGCGGCAGCGCTGGCGGCGGCTCAGCAGCAGATGGAAGAGTTCCTCCAGCAGTTCAATAAGGCTGGACGGACGGTCGAGCAGCAGGACGCATGGGACAAGAACACCGAGGCGATCAACGCGTCGGTCGATGCGCTCGACGCACAGAATGCCGCACTTCAGGAGGGATTCGACGCGTGGGAAACCGCTGGGCAGGCGATGGGTCCGTTCTCGGTCGAGGTCCGCAAGGCCACAGAGGGCTACGTCGCAACCGGGAATGCCGCGGTCGACCTGATCGAGAGGCTGGCGCAGGCCAACGACAAGATGGGCGACCTGGCGCTCTTCGCTGGGTCGTGGATCGCCGAGCTCGAGAAGGGGAACATCAGCGCTGGAGAGTTCAGGAAGAAGCTCGACGAGCTGTCGACGGGCCTCCCGACCTACGCTGCGATCCTCAGAGCGGCCGGGGTGGACGTCAAGGACACGACGCAGTCCATCATCGGGATGTACCAGGCGCTCAACGACGTGACGTTCATGGAGAGCACCGTCACGTTCTGGGAGCGGATGGGGCTCGCGATGGGGAAGGCGTTCAGCACGCCTAGGGAAGAAGCCGAGAAGATGCGGAAAGAGCTCGAGGAGGTCGAAATCGTCGCCGGGCGTGTGAACGAGGCGATCAGCGGTGCCCTTGGTGCCGGCCTCACTCCCGAGGACGTCATCAAGAACATGAGAAGGCCGCAGGGCGGCGCGCAGGGGAGCACGCGAGGGTAACCGATGGCCGCACCGTCACCAGGCATCCGCCACGCGATCTATCTCGGCGGCTACTCTTTCACGAGCGGGATCGCCTCGATCGCCGATCTCATCCCAGCGACGATGGAAGTCCAGAAGCGGCTCCTCGACGGCACGCTCGTGCGCCACGTCGCAATCCCGTTCGCGGGCGCGTGCGACCGGCCGACGAAGTACTCGTTCGTCCTCTCGTATCAGCGCCTCACCGCAGACGAGCAGGCTGCAATCGCCTCCATCGTGTCGTCCGCCGCGTCGCTCGACTTCTGCCCCTGGATCGAGTTCGCCGAGACGTTCACCATCCAGGCTGGGACGGCGTACAGCGGTACGCTTGCGCGGCGCTCCGGATATACAGAGTGTCCACCGTCCGTTATCCCGTCGCCGTCGACCGATCTCGTCCCGCGTCTGGAGATCGAAGGCACCACCGCGAGCCTCACTCTCGGAGGAGTCAGCAACTACCGGACGCCGTGGAGCTCGGCTGGGACGGCCGGGGCATCCGACGAGACGGCCGTGATCTGGTATCACCCGCTCTTCCGGGTTCAGGTGTCGCGATCCGCGGTCGGGTATCAGCTGCCGCACAGGACCGTAGCGTCACTTACGCTGGACGAGGTCTAGCGTGGCGAGCATCCGCGGACGCGTCACGGCGACTCGGGGCGCGGCGGCACAGATCACTGGCGACGTCGAGATGCAGGGCACGGGAGGCGTGGCCGTCACCGGGTCGGTCACGATCGACAGGCAGGCGCTCGACGCGTTCCTGGCGTTCCCGCAGCACACGGGCGTAGCGGTCTGGATGGCTCCGGGCGGCGTGTGGGAGCTCGTCGATGGGATCATCGGGCCGGTCGAGTGGGGCGAGGATCTCGACTCGGTGGCGAGCTGGGCGTCGTTCACCGTCTCGGATTCCCGCGCCCCGCACTTCGCCGCCTCGTCGCTGACCGCCGGCGGGATCGACGTCAGGATCTACGTACAGGCCAGGTCGGCGGACGGCGCCGGCTCGTGGCTGGTCTTCTGCGGCGTCACGGAGGGCGGCCGGGCCACCGACGCGATCGGCCCCGAGGTCTCGTTCCGCTGCGTCTCGAGGACGGCCATGTGGGGACGGCAGCGTGGCTCGATCGCCTCGAGCGCGCACGGCGGCCGGACACGCGGTGAGCTCCTCACGGCTGCGTGCGCGGCGGCCGGTGTCGGGACGGCCGGCATGACGATCCCTGATGGCGCGACGATGCGGCGGCCGTGGGAAGCCGTGTCGGTGACGATGGGCGAGTTGCTCGGGAGGATCGCGCTCGTCGAGGGCTGGCGCTACCGCCCGCTACCGGACGGGACGGTCGAGATCCTCCCGGACGGGCACACGGCGGGCCCGGCGCGCCATACGTTCGGCACCGATAACGTCTATTCGTTCGCGGAGGAGCCGCCGGAGCGCCCTGTGACACGGTGGACGCTCACAGGAGCGAAGCTCGACGCCCGCAGCGCGGCACCGGACGAGCCTTGGGTTGACTCGACGACTGCGCCGGGATCGGCTGGAGAGCCGACAGTCACGGTGTCGGTGCGGATGCTGGGAGCCGCAGAGATATACCGGCAGGTCGACGAGGTGCTGAACGGGAAGCTCGTCCGCCGGACGCAGATCACCTCGACGTGGGTGATGACGAGCGTCCCGAGCGGGCTCGGCTACGCCCAGGTTCCGACGTCGCGGCTCTCGACGCGCGAGACCGTCGTCTCGGAGTGGTACTCGGCGAAGACCTCATCGGACGCCGGATGGGGCGTGCTGTGCCCGGACGGCGTCTACCGCGAGAGCTTGACCGAGACGTTCCGACCCGTGACTCGGGTGATGGAGACGCTGACGTGGCAGTACTCCGACCCGGTGCCGCAACAGGCGCAGCAGTGCTACCTCCAGTCGAAGACCACCGAGGTGTGGCGCTACTACGCCCCGCTCGACTCCGACCCGGGATACACCCGCGCCGAGACGACGTGGATCGACGCGGCAGGGATCACGGAGTACCGAAACCCGATCGAGATTTTCCGTCTCGTCAGCTACGAGCTGGCGGAGTACTCGTCGTCGGACGCAGCGACCGCTCTGCGGATCGAGCTCCAGTCGTGGGCCGTGACAGGCCAGCGCACGCGCTCCGATCCGCCCGACCCGGACCTGACGGTGCCTGTCGAGAGTTTCACGCTGACGAACGTGGTCACGAACGGCGCCGTGCGGATCTCGCCGTCGCAGTTCCAGCAGTCAAGCTCCGGCGCGACCGGTGGCGGGACTGCCAGCGTGCAGACGGGCCCGCTCCCGCGCCCGCCGAGCGCGTCTGCCTCGTCGCCGCAGTACCGGACGGAGCCGATGCAGGTCGTGATCGCGGTCGGAAGCTCAGGCTACGCGGCACGGTTCGAGGCGACGACGATCTCGGACGCCGAGAGCGAGGACGAGCTTAAGCGGATCGGCCGCCGCTGGGTCGAGGAGGGGCGAGACGGGTTCGCCACGCGCTACGCGATCGCGCACCCGGGCCTGCCGTCGCTGGCGGTGGGTGATCCCGTGGCGATCACCGACTCGACGTACTCGCTCTCCGCCGCGGCCGGGTTCGTCGAGCGGATCTCACGCTCGCTCGATCCTGCCAGCGGCGGATACGACCAGACGACGGTCGTGGTCGTCCCGTGGAGGTACTCGTGATCCCACAGCGCGTGACCGACCCGGTCACTAGGCCGTCCCCGCCGCCGGCTGTCTCGGATCTCGTGGCCGCGATCCGTGCCGACACGGACAGTGCGATTGCGAACGCGAGGCAGGTGATCCTTGCCGGCCAGGAGCCGGACTGCGGAGCGAACGTGCGCGCCATCCCGCTCGATGGCTCCGGGCCGGTGCCTCAGACGATTGGCCCCGTGCTGCTCTCTGGAGGCTCCGTGGCGCCCCTCTCCGTGCCGGGTGGCATCGGGTGGGGGGCCGGCGCGGGGATCGGCGGGCAGGCCACCGTGGGAGCGGCGTGCTACGGCCCGGACGGGCAGGGCGAGGCTGCCACATGCCCCGGCCGGGGAGGCGGGTTCGGCGTCGGGCCGGGCTCGCTCGTCGGTGGCGGCTCGAGCGTCGGTGGCGGGGTGTTCCCAGGGTTCCTGCCGGCCGGCGGCGGCGGTGGGCTCTCGGGCGGATCGAGCGATGCGGTCGGGGACGAGACCGTCGTCGCGTTCGCGCCCGGCGGAGGGACCGCTGCTCCCGGCGACTGGTACGAGACGGGCGGCGGAGCGCCGTCGGACGAGATCGGAGTCGGCGGCGGATGGGCCGGGGCGACGCCGGAAGGGAGCGGGGGGATGCCGGCAGAGACGGTATGGCCTGGGTCGGTGCGCGAGGGGACCGTCCTCGTCGACTCGACGGGGAACGTGTACGCGATGCACGGGACGGGGCTCACTCACGGAACTTGGATCGGGACGGTGGATATGTACGGCGGGGCACTCCCGGATCACAGCATGGGGCCAGCAGGGACGTGCCGGATCGAAGCCGACGGCGGAGGGTATCGCGGTGTCGTGATGTCGGCCGCGCCGGTGCCTCCGACGCATACCGACGAGTCGTACTACGTCCGGCCGATCCCGCCGAGCCTCGTCCGTGGCGTCCCTGCCTGCGATTGGGGAGATACAACGGGGGCGGGCGATCCTGCGGAGATGCCGACGACGCTCACCGAGCAGCCGTGGGGCACGGTGATGCAGATGGCTTTCGAGTCCTACATCGGTGGGCTCTGGGCGTGCCTCGTCTGCGTAGACACGGTGGCTCTACCGGCTGACGAGTACGCTGCGGCCGAGGAGATGTCGATCATCATCCACCAGCTCGGAGACGTGACGGCGATCCCCGATGAGAATGGATGGTGGCTGCACCCGGCGATCCCATCGCTCACCACTCGCCGTCGGTGCCTCGCGTCGACGAAGGGCGCGTATCAGTCGCTTACGTGGGGCGTCTGCGTCGACGTGGCGACCGTCGGGACGGCTTCCGTCGATGTGGTGCCGCTCACGATCTCCGTCGACCCGTACCTGGTTTTGACCGTCACGCTCGGGACGCCGTTCACGATCTCTCAGCCGTCACTCGGGCCGCAGTGGGTCGAGCCGACATGGTGGCGCTCGGGCTACATCAGGTCCGGGCTCCTCTACTACGAGGCGCTGTAAGGAGCCATCATGGCATTCGCCTTCTACGAGACCGACGACGCCACTCCGATCGCGACGCACACGTTCTCTTCCGCGACGGCGCTCGAGACGCACCTCTGGTATTCCAAGGGCACGCCAGGTGCCGGGCCTGCCGATCCGTGCTATCTCCAAGTGAGCGTAGGTGGCGCGCTGTCCGGTCACGCGGCGCTCGACGCGCAAGAGTTCCAGGTGCGGATCGTCGGGTCGAGCAATCCGTCGTCCGACCCCGCCTTCGCTCCGATGTTGACGGGTTGGACGCGGATCGGGACCGGCGCCGTCTTCAGCTTGCCCAGCTTCCGCGGCGACTGCGCCGTCCACCTCGAGGTGCGCGTCGTCCTCGGGATCTCTGGAGGCTCGAATCCGCCGTTTTCGTACGAGCTGACCGCGCTTCACGGAACGCTCCCGGCCGCGCTCCTCCCGGCGCTGTACGGAGACGGGATCATCACCGGCCTCGGCGACGGACTCGTCTCGGAGTGGGTGGACTGGCCGCAGGTGACGGAGACCGGGACGCCGGACGAGTACGCCAACCTGCCGATCCGCCGCGCGCTGATCTGCGGCGTCCCGTACGCATGGGACGCTGAGGCGGTCGAGCTGAACCAGAACGACTCCGCGCCGGCAGCGCTCAGCAGCGGCGAGGCGTACTGGGCGATCATCTCGCAGGGCACCGCCAGCGTCACGACGACGAAGGGCGCAAAGGCCGTCGAGGCGTCTGCCGTGCTCCCGACCGCGCCGGCCGGAGAGCTCGTGCTCGCGCACTTCCTGGTGCAGTACCAGGCAGCCACGTCGGTGATCGAGCAGGCGGACATCGTGCAGGTCGCAGTCGCCGGCCGCTGGCAGGTGCGCGCCGGGACGGGGCTGGAGGCGATCGTAGGCGCCGGCCGCGCGTTCGTCGGGCGGCAGTACCTCGCGTCGACGGCCGAGCAGTCGGTGGTCCTCAGCGCCAGCGTCACGACGACCCTCTACCTCGACACGGACGGGATCGTCACGTCCGGCCAGTCGGACTACGCGCTGCCGCTCGCTGACGTCACCACCGACGGGTCAGCGGTCACGGCGATCGTCGACCGGCGCGCCGACTGGTGGGAGCCACGGGCGCAGGTGCTCACGCTGGTCAAGACTGGGACCGAGTCGGCGGCGAACGACGTGGCGCAGTGCCTCGTCCCGTCCCGGTGCGCGGTCGACCGGGTGCTCGCCAGCGTCAGGACGGCGAGCGCGGGAGCGACTGGCTCGACCGATCTCGACATCAACGTGACCACGGCTGGCGCGGCGTCGACGCTGTTCACGGGAGGCACCAACGCGCCGTCGATCGCGGCGCAGGGCTACACCGACGCGACGTATCCGCTACTGACGCTCCTCGACGCTGGGGACTGGCTGTCGCTCGACATCGACGCGATCACGTCTGGCGGGTCACAGGCGGCGGACGTCGCCGTGGCTGTGGTGGTGGGGCCGAGGCCGTGACCGTCTACCGCTGCGAACCGTGCCGGGTCACGTTCAAGCGCGCCACGGCGACATGTCCGCTCTGCGGCAAGCCGGCGCGGCGGATCTTCGAGGCGACACCGGACCCGCCCCGCGCCGGGCCGGCGCCCGATACGGTGCGGGTGATGAAGCGGCGCTCCTCGTGCTGTGGCTGAGATCGCGCCGGGCCGGCAGCTACGGAGGCGGCGCTGGCCGATCGAGAAGACCTCCACGTCTCGATTCGGCGCCTCGTCGACGAAGGCCGGAGAATCCTCGGACTCCGGTCCCTCCCTTTCGCTACCCGAAAGCGGCCGCGAAAAGGATAGGAGTCTTGCTCTTCCCGTAAGGCGCCGCTCGGCTCATCTTGTGATTGTTCGCGCAAAAAGCGCGGACCGAGAGGAGCCGAAGACGTGGGCAAGACCATCGAACAGATTGCCGCGGGAAAGCAGTGTTCCGCGAGCACGGTCCGCGAGGCGATCCGCCGCGGCGAGCTCCCGGCCGTGAGGGTCGGGCGGCGCATTTTCATCGAAGAGCGAGCGGCCGAGGCGTGGCGGAGGCCGACCCCGGTCGCGCCGCGCGGTTCAACCGGCGCGTCTGGCGGCGGGATGCGGCGAGGTGGGCGGCCCGTGGGTAGTCCGCCCCGATGCCCAGCCACGGCCAACGGCACCGCACAGGCCAGATAAGGTAGCGGAGTCCCGTGTGCGTGTAGAGCCTAGTGGCCGCTTTTGCCGCGCGTCCTGGCCGACGCGGGCTAACCCGTGATCCTGTATCACTTACGCGCGGCCGCGGCGGGCGTCACGCGGGTGGAAAGGTTCACGTCCAGATTCACGGGCCGAAGGGTAGACCCAAAAAACTCTTGACACGCGAACGTCCCGGCCCCATCGTTTGGCGCGTGCCTAAGATCAACATCGTAAACGTCCCCAGGCGGCGCGGGCGGAAGCCGCTCGGCGGAAGGTGCCTTTGGGTGCGAGTCACCGACGAGCTCCACGGCGCTCTCCTTGTTCGTGCACAGGAGCAGGGGAGGACCGTATCGGACGTGATCCGAACCGTCCTAGAGCGGGCGATGCGGATGTCGGCGTGAAACGCTCCGACGCCACCCCGTACGACGGCCCGTGCTGCCGCTGGTGCGGGGCGGAGGTTGAGGAGCACGAGGCGCTCTGCTGGGACTGCCTCGAGCTGGCGGCCGAGTGCGCCGAGCGGCGCCGGGCCGCGCTACTCCTCCGCTCGCGCGAAGAGCAGGACGCGCTTCTGGCGCTCTGGCTCGGAGGCGGCCGGTGAGCATCGACGCCCGCGTGGCCGTCCTAGAGGTCGCCGTGGCCCGGCTCACGGCGCAGCTCGACGCGGGCGGGCCGGATCGGCTATTCGGCTCGGCTGAAGCGGCGCGTCGGCTCGGGGTGAAGCCGTACACGGTGAGGGAGTGGCTCACCGACCCGCTGCACCCGATGCACCGTCGCGCCAGGCAAGCGTTCGCCAAGCTCGGGCATTCATGGACTACGGATGCGCGGCGGCTCGCCGCGTTGCAAGGCTCGACCGTCCGCGGCAACGGACGGTGAGCAGAAGGAGGACAACCGTGATCGAGCGAATCATCCGCCGACTCCGCGCCGTCGTCAAGGACGAGCCGGAGCACCCCAGGCTCCCGGCGCTCCGTGACGAGGTCCGGCGCGCGGGGGAGCGCGTCAGGGAGCACCAGCGCTGGGCGGACTCGTTCCGGCGCCGGACGGGGAGGGCCGCGTGAGGCCCCGTCTCTGGCTCGTCGTCGTCGACGAGGCCGAGATTGCGCACGTCGTGCGGCGGAACGCACAGGCCATCCTCGGCGCCTACGCGCTCCGCACCGAAGAGCACGCCGTCCGGCTCGCCGAGCGGCTGAACGAGGGCAAGGCGGTGCGGCCCGAAGACGTGGAGGTGGCGCCGTGATCTACCGCGTCACCTTCCGCGGCGCCGACGGGCTCCCGCACGGCGCCGAGCTGGTGGCGGAGAACGACTCCGCCGCAGTCAAAGAGTGCAAGCGGTTCTACTCGGCGGTGGAGTGGGTGCTCCGCCGCCGGGACGGACGCGGCGTGGCGATCATCGCGGAGTCGGTGCCGCGCGACGAGGCCGCCAATGGCTGACCGCCTCTTCCGGCTCCGGCTCTCCGACAGCACCACGTGGGCCGTCGTCGCCTCGACGATCGCTGGCGCCCGCATCAAGGCCGAAAAATACTTCCCCCACGAGCACGTGCAGATCGAGGAGTCGCGCGACGGCGGGCCGTGGCGGCTCGCGGACGCCGGGTGCGCGACGTGCTCGCCGGAGCAGCGCGAAATCCTGTCGAACCTTGGCGACTACTGCGAGGACTCGTGCGGGAGGCGACCGTGAGCGCCGAGGGCATCCGCTCCGTCCCGTGGCGCGTCGAAGGAGACCTGATCGTCGACTCGCAGGACGAGAGCATCCTTCACCGGCACGTCGTCGATTTGTCCGACGAAGAGGCTCGCCTCATCGCCGCGGCGCCGGATCTGCTCCGCGTCCTGACCGCCGCCGAGCACGCGCTCCGCGCCTACGAGTTCGGCAACGCGGACCCGAGCCTCGCCCGGCAGGTCGCCGACGCTGCCAAGGTGGTCCTGGACAAGGCGGAGGGACGCTGATGGGCCTGCGCCTCAACAGGGCCTCGCTCAACGACGCCTCGCTAGTCGGGGCCTCGCTAGTCGGGGCCTCGCTCAACAGGGCCTCGCTCGAGGCGCTGATCGAGGTGAAGCCGTGAGCGCCATCATCGGCACCGCCCTCGCCCTCGCCGCGATCGTCGCACTCTCGTCCCTGATCGTCGTCGCCGCCGACAGGAGCCAGCGGCGGTACAGGAGGCGGCCATGACCGAGTGGCTCCTGATGCTCATCCTCGGGCTTCTGGCCCTGTGCCTGGTCGGCGCCGTCGGCGGGCTAATCGAGCTCGTTCTCGGGTGGCTCGACAGGCGCGATGCAGACCGCCTGACCGAAGAGTGGAGGCGCCGCGCAGATCAGCGGCGCGAGGCCCAGCGCGCGAAGGAGGCGCGTAGCGATGCCTGACTACAGGACGATGTACGAGAAGGAGTTCGTCTACGCCTACGACCTCGACGGTAAGGACGTGACGCTCACTATCGAGCGGGTCTCCGTCGGGGAGCTCGTCGGGACGAGCGGCAAGAAGACCAAGAAGCCGGTCGTGCACTTCCGCGGGACTCCGAAGGGCCTTGCTCTTTGCGTGACCAACGGCAAGACGATCGCCACTCTCTACGGCAACAACACGGACGCGTGGATCGGGAAGAAGATCACCATCTTCCCGACGACAACGTCGTTCGGCGGCGCAACGGTCGAGTGCATCCGCGTGCGCCCCGCCATCCCAAAGGGCAACGGAACGCGGCCGGCCGAGCCGGAGCCGCGCGAGCCGGGACAGGACGGGTAACGTGACGGACGGCCGCCTCCACTACTCCGCGCTAAGGGCGTTTGCCAAGAGCCCGGCCCACTACCTGGCGCTGCTCGAGCGCCCCCGAACCGACTCCGCCCCGATGCGGCTCGGGCGCCTCGTTCACGCTCTCGTGCTCGGCGGCGCGTACGTGATCTTCGACGGCACGCGGCGCGGCAAGACGTGGGACGAGTTCCAGGCGCAGCACGACGGAGAGGACATCTTCACGGTCTCAGAGCACGAGGACGCGCAGCGCATCGCCTCGGCTGTCATCGCCCACGACGAGGCGATGAGCCTCCTGGCCGGCGAGCACGAACTCTCGCTCCAGTGGACGCTCGACGGGCGAGAGTGCGCCGGCCGAATCGACGCGCTCACTCCCGAGTGCGTGACCGACCTGAAAACTACGGCCGACGCGCACCCGGAGCGGTTCACCCGCCAGGCCATCCGCATGGGATACCACGCGCAGCTGGCCTGGTACGCCGATGCCGTGGCGTCTACGGGCCGCCCGCGCCCGACGCGTCACTGCCTCGTCGCGGTAGAGACCGAGCACCCGCACGTCATTACTACGCTCGAACTCACGCCTGCCGCGGTCGAGGCGGGGCGAGCGTTGTACCGCTCGTGGCTCGCGCAGCTCGCCGACTGCGAGAGGACGGGTCGCTGGCCCGGCTACGCCGAAGGCACGATCCCGCTCGACGTGTACCGCGCCACAGAGGAGGAGGACGCAATGGAGGGGCTCGTGATCGGGAACGGGAACGGGAACGGCCACGGCGACATCACGGCCGAGATCGCCGCGCTGCGCCAGCGGCAGGCCGAGCTGTTCGGGCAGGCAGAGGCGGAGCGGCGTGACCTCCTGACGCGTCTTGGGGCGCTGTGCGGCCTTCTTGGGCCGATCCGGCGCGCCGACATCCCGCGCGGGGTGCTGATTCGGCGGGAGCGGAAGACGGCCCCGGTCCCATCTCCGGCCCATGTGAAGCGGGCGAGGAAGCCCAAGCCCGAGCCCACGGAGGCCACGGCGTGACCAAGGCGCGCCGCGGTCCCGTCCCACGCGTGACGTCCCGCTCCGTCATGGCCGGGCTCCGCCACTACCGGACGCAAGCCGGGCTTTCGCTCGCGACCGCTGCCATCGCGTCCGGCTACTCGCTCCGAACGATCCATCTCTGGGAGGTCGGCAAGCACGCTCCGACGCTCTTCGCCGTCGCCGTGCTCGCCGAGGTGTACGGCACGACCGCCGAGGCGATCATGGGCCACTACCCGCGCCAGGAGTTCCGTGCCCGCCGCGTCGGGCCGCTCCTGGCCGTGGGCGACACCGACCCCGTCGAGGTCGAGCGCGTCGTCGGAGCGCCGCACCTCGGACGGTGGGAGATGGAGGCGGCGGGGTGAAGAGCTACGGTGAGTTCCTCCGCCAGAAGCAATTCGTCGCCCCGGCAAGCGGCTTCGCCCCATGCGTACTGACTTCGCAGCTGTTCCCGTTCCAGGCAGACATCACGCGATGGGCAATCCGCAGAGGCCGTGCCGCGATCTTCGCGGACACCGGGCTCGGCAAGACGAGGATGCAGCTCGAATGGGGCCATCAAGTGGCGGAGAAGACGAGTTCACCTGTCCTGATCCTAGCCCCCTTGGCTGTCGCCGCGCAGACGGTAGCGGAGGCTCGCCTCTGCGGTCTCGATGCCAGCGAGAGCAAGGACGGCACGCACTGCTCCCGCATCGTGGTCACAAACTACGAGCGGCTCCACAAGTTTGACACGAGCGTGTTCGGTGGGATTGTTTTAGACGAGTCGAGCATCCTCAAGAGCTACGACGGGAAGACCCGTGCTCTGCTCGTGGCGGCGTTCGCTCGTACACCATACCGGCTCGCCTGCACCGCGACGCCCGCACCGAATGACCACGCGGAGCTCGGCAACCATGCAGAGTTCCTCGGGATCTGCCCGCGAGTAGAAATGCTCGCGGAGTTCTTCGTCCACGACGGTGGGGATACCTCGACATGGAGGCTGAAAGGCCACGCGGAGCGGGCATTCTGGAAGTGGCTCTCGACATGGGCAGCGACGATCCGGCGTCCGTCTGATATCGGCTATGACGACGGGCCGTTCCTGCTCCCGCCGTTGTCGATCCGGCAAACGGTTGTGCCGTCCGACCCGACCGACACCGGGCTTCTCTTCGCCGTGAACGCGATGACTCTTGAAGAGCAGAGGATAGCCAGGCGAGCGTCTCTCTCTCGGCGGGTGTCGGCAGCTGTTGACATCGTCAATGGATCAGCAGACCGATGGGTAGTCTGGTGCGATCTGAATGCCGAGAGCGCCGCGCTCGCGTCTTCAATCGATGGAGCGGTCGAGGTGCGTGGGGACATGACCATCGACGAGAAGGAGCGTCGGCTTGCGTCATTCTCGGATGGGTCATCGCGTGTGATCGTGAGTAAGCCATCCATCTGCGGCTGGGGCCTCAACTGGCAGCACACGTCGCGGATGGTGTTCGTAGGCGTCACACATTCATTCGAGGCGTTCTACCAGGCCGTGCGGCGATGCTGGCGCTTCGGGCAGACTCGGGCCGTCGAGTGCCACGTCATCACGTCGGAAGCGGAGGGAGAAGTGGTTGCAAACCTCCGGAGGAAAGAGGCTCTCGCTGCTCAGATGCACGAGGCGATGGCTGAGCACGTACGCGAGTTCGTATCAGACGTGGTGCGAGGGCACAAGTCGTACCGCACTGGATACCTGCCGAAGAAAACAATGGAGGTGCCGCGATGGCTCATCGCCGCCTGACCGACGTGGACGCGAGCCCGACTGGCGTCCACGTCCTGGATCAGACGATCGAGGCCGGATGGGCGATGTACCAGGGGGATTGCGTCGAAGTTCTCCGAGGCATCCCAAGCGGCTCGATCGGGTATTCCGTCTTCTCCCCGCCGTTCGCATCGCTTTACACCTATAGCGCGTCGGACAGAGACATCGGGAACGTAAAGACGCACGACGAGTTTTTCGAGCATCTGTCGTTCCTGATCCCAGAGCTATACCGTGTGCTTGCTCCCGGCAGGCTCGTATCGTTCCATTGCATGGATCTCCCGTTGACGAAGGAGCGCGACGGTGTCATCGGTCTTCGCGACTTCCGCGGGCTGTTGATCCAGGCGTTTGAGGCACACGGATGGATCTTGCATTCGCAAGTTGTCATCTGGAAAGACCCGGTGACGGCCATGCAACGGACGAAGGCGCTGGGGCTACTGTGGAAGCAGATCAGGAAGGACTCATCCATGTCCCGGATGGGAATTCCTGACTACCTCGTGACGATGCGCAAGCCCGGGGCTAACGAGGAGTTTATCGCCCATTCGGCAGAGGAGTTCCCCGTTGACCAGTGGCAGAAATGGGCATCCCCGGTCTGGACGGACATCAACCCGAGCGACACGCTTCAATATCAGAGTGCACGTGAGGACAAGGATGAGAGGCACATCTGCCCTCTTCAGCTTGAGGTGATCCGGCGCGGACTCGTTTTGTGGAGCAATCCTGGAGACGTCGTTCTTTCCCCGTTCGCTGGGATCGGTTCGGAGGGATTCGTGGCGCTCCGGGACAAACGCCGATTCATTGGGATCGAACTCAAGCGGTCATACTACGAGCAGGCGGTCAGGAACCTGCGCTCCGTAAACGGAACGCAGCGAGATCTATTCGAGAGTGTTGCATGACTTGGGCCGTCTACCGCGACCACCTCGGCGTGCTCCGCTCCGAGCTCGAGCAGTTCGTCCCGGCCGACGGCACGATGATCCGCTCCGGGCTGGCCGGGCCGAGCGAGGCCGCCTGGTGCAAGCGCGACATCGAGGCCGCAGAGGAGCACGCTCGCGCCGTCGAGGCCGGGCAGCTCGATCTGTTCGGGGGCGCCGAGTGACGCGCCCTCCCGTTGGCTGTGGTTGCCCGGCATCGGGTGACGAATGCTGACACTGCGCCCGTACCAGTCCTCTCTAGTCGCCCGCGTGGAGGCCGCCACGGCGCGTCGCATCCTCGTCTGCCTCCCGACCGGCGGCGGTAAGACCGCCGTGGCCGAAGCGCTCACCGCGGCCGAGCTCGAGCGCGGCGGACGCGTCGTCTTCATCGTCGACCGGGAGGAGCTCGCCAGCCAGGCGCAGTCGCGCCTCGGAGGTGGCCGGCTGATGGGCCGCTACTCCGCCGACGACTCCGACCGCATCGTCACTGCCGGCGTCGCGACACTCGCTCGTCGCGGCGTCCGGCCCGACGCCAGCCTGGTGATCGTCGACGAGGCCCACTGTTACCTGGCCGAGTCGTACCGGCGCGTCGTCGACTCCTACCGCGACTCCGGCGCGCGAATCGTCGGCCTCACAGCGACCCCGGCCCGCCTCGACGGGCAGGGGCTAGGAGAGCTATTCGACGAGGTAGTAGAGGGCCCGTCCATGCAAGCACTCATAGAGCAGGGCTACCTCGTGCCGGTCCGAACCTTCGCCCCGACCGGCCCCTGGTGGGAGCGCGTCGGTGTCCGGGCCGGGGACTTCCGCGCCGACGAGCTCGGGGACGCAGCGACCGCGGTGCTCCGGGACGTCGTCGGCGCGTGGCGGACGGCCGGCGGGACGCACCGGCTCACCCTGGCGTTCGCATGTACGAAGCGCCACGCGGCGGATCTCGCCCGCCGTTTCTGGGTGGACGGGCCCGTCGCCGCAGAGGTGGTGACCGACGACACCCCGCCGGCCGAGAGGGCCGCGCTGAAGTCCCGCCTCGAGGACGGCTCAGTCCAGGTCGTCGTGAACGTCGGCATCCTCGGAGTCGGCTGGGACTTCCCGGCCGTCTCATGCATCGTGATGGCTCGCCCGACGCTGTCGTGGGGTCTGTATCTCCAGCAGGCGGGGCGTGGCACTCGGCCCGCCCCGGGCAAAACCGACCTGCTCCTCGTCGACTGCGCCGGGAACGCGCTCCGCCACGGGCTCGTGACCCGCCCGTTCCCGGTCTCGCTGGACGGCCTCGCGCGGAAGCACCGGAGGGCCGTGGCCGGGCTCTCGACGTGCCGGCAGTGCTTCCGGGTGTACGAGCCGAGCGAGCCGTCCTGCCCCGGCTGTGGCGCAGCGCGGCCCCACCAGGAGCGGAAGCTCCGGACGGTCGACGGGCAGCTCGTCGAGATGACCGGCGCCGAGGTGTTCGCCGAGCGGGCGAGCCAGAGCCAGCAGGTCCGGCTCCTAGCCAAGTGGATGCGCGAGGCGTCAGAGAAGGGCTGGAAGCCGGGCGCTCCGCTCGCTCGCTATCGCGGCCTATGGAAACGCTGGCCGTCCGGCCAGGAGATCCAAGAGGCGCGCCGGCTCGCGGGAGGTGCGTCGTGAGCCGAGCCGTCCGCGACGCGCTCGAGGCCGAGATACTGCGCGAGACGCTGCTCGCCCTGTCGGCGCTGCCCGGCGTGGTCGTGTGGCGCCAGAACTCGGGGCTCTACTACACGCCGGACGGGCGAGGCGGGTGGCGTCGGGTGCGCGCTGCGATCCCTGGCGCAGCGGATATCTCAGGGCTTTGCCACGGCGGCCGGCGGCTCGAGGTCGAGTGCAAGACCGCCTCGGGTCGTCAGTCCGAAGACCAGCGCGTGTTCCAGGCCGTCATCGAGCGGGCCGGCGGGCTGTACGTGCTCGCTCGGTCCGCTGCCGAGGCCGTTGACGCGGTACGGGGGGAGAGGGGATGAGAGGCGAACCGATCGGCTCGAAAGTGTACCGTGCCGCTCTCGAACGGGCACGGAGAGACAAGCGCGACGACCGGATCGCACGTCTTGCCGGGGCGCAGGTTGTTTCTGTTCCTATCGCTGCGGTCGAGGGACAGTGCTACGACCCGCCCGCCTACGACTTGCTCCGTCAGCCGTGGAAGAAGATGTTCGCCGCGGCCGATGACTGGTCCATCGGGACGCTCGGCGTAGAGCACTCGGCGGCCGACATGAGGATGTCGATCCGCGGGACGCCGGAGGAGACGAACCAGCAACTGGTTAATCTCCTATGGAGGGTATCGAACCTATACGTCCTGTACACTTTCGTCGGGACCGATCCCGCAACGCTGATCGCGAGTACGTTTGTCGGCGTTGACTCATCGTGGAGGCCCGATCCTGTTTTCATAAGTGCCACAGATGAAGTATGGCAAAGCGAACGCGGCAAGCAATACTTAAACGCCGGTATCGGGCTTTGGTCGTTTACTGTATCCCTGCTGAACTGCTCGAACATCGCGACCGTCAACCGCACGTTCGCAAGGCCGAGACGCACCGACGGCAGGGAGCGTCCGGCCGTCGAGTGGAAAGACGTGGTGGTGCGAGTCGGGAGAACGGCCACGCGCGCGCTTTCCGCGGGCGACGGTAGCGAGGCGGTGCGGCTCCACGCCGTCAGGGGTCATTTCAAAACCTTCGATGCGCACGCGCTCTTCGGAAAGGTCAAGGGCCGCTACTGGTGGGAACAGCACGTCCGGGGGGACGCGGCGCGCGGGGTCATCATGCACGACACGTACAAAGTCGGACGCGAGCGCCCATGACCGACTGCGCTCACCCAAGCCAAGAGATCCGGGCCAAGCGCGCACGCAGCGTAGCGACCATGTACGGCCGGCAGTGCCTCACGTGTGGGGCGCTCGCGAGCCTATGGCTGAAGAAGGAGACGATCCAAGACCCGGCCGACGTCCCCTGGCCTTCGCGCGATCCGGCGCGCAGAGGAGTCGGCGTGGAGGGCGAGATACCGCGAGGTGCTTTCGTCTCCGGAGTGGGGAGAGAAGCGCACTGCGGTGTTCCGGAGAGAGCATGGGATCTGCCAAGGCTGCGGTGACGCGTGCCGTCACGGGTGGGAGGTACACCACGTGTCTGCCATGGGCGCGTACAAGATGCTAGGGCGCGAGCTGCTCTTCCAGCTCGTTCTCCTCTGCCCTCGATGCCATGCACTCGCGCACGACGCCGAGCCGGCGGAGCTGCGGGCGGCATCATGACCCACCTCTTCCGCCCCGATCCGGACGCCGTCCCAGCCGAGCTCCGCGCGCTGCATCAGTGGGTTCGCTGGAAGTACGTCCGGCAGCCAGGAGTCGCGCGTCCGCGCAAGATCCCTGTCTATCCTGACCGCGACTGTCACGCGTCGTCGACCGACCCGCGCACGTGGGGCTCGTTCGCCACGTGCCTCGAGAACGTCGGGCGTCACGACACCGTCGGTGTCGGCTTCGTCCTGACCGCAGGCGATCCCTACGTCGGCATCGACCTCGACCACGTGCTCCGCGCTGGCGCTCTCCTGCCAGCCGTTGCGCCGATCGTCGAGGACCTGGCGAGCTACTCCGAGGTGTCGCCGTCCGGCGAGGGAGTGCGGATCATTGTCCGCGGTACGGTCCCGGAGATCCGTCACCGAACGGAGCTGGGCGACGGCGCCGAGCTCGAAATCTACTCGCACTCCCGATATCTCACGATCACCGGCAACGCGCTCCGGGGCTCCGTCGAGGACATCCAGGACGCGACCGAGGCCCTTGCGCGGATCGTCGACCGCTACGAGATGCACGCCTCGACGAGCCCCGAGGGAGCCGGCGGCGTCGTCCCTCCGCCGTGCGCGGTCCCCCTCGCCGAACGCCGCTTCCGCGCCGAGCGGTACGTCGCGCGCATCCCGCCGGCCGTGTCGGGGAACGGCGGCTCCAACGTGACGTTTCTCCTCGCTCAGCGACTCGTCCGTGGATTCGTACTCGAGGAGCCCGACGCGCTCGCGCTGCTCGAGCCGTGGAACCGCCGGTGCGTCCCGCCGTGGGAGCCGGCTGACCTAGCGCGGAAAGTCCACGAGGCCGCGGCAAAGGGCCGCCTGCCGTGGGCCTGTATGTACGGTCCCGAGCCTGCGTCAGCGGCTACACCCGCGCTACGTCTCGTCTCTGCCGACGCAATCCCAGCCGAGCGCCCGCCCATCCTCGTCGAGGGCGGCCGGCTCCACCTATCGACCGACGAGGCCGAGGCTGTGCTCGCCGACGACGCAGAAACCTACCAGCGCGGCGGGATGCTCGTGCGAGCCGTCCGGAGCCCGAAGACTGACATGCGGCACTTCGCCCGTCGCGAGGGAACGCTCGTGATCGTCCCGCTCGACGCTGCCTATCTGGCCGGCAAGCTCACGTCGCTCGTCGGCTTCGAGAAACACGACGCGCGCTCCGGCCGTCCGAAGCGGATCGACTGCCCGTCGCAGATCGCTGACCTCCTCCTCGCCAGGCGCGGCGACTGGGCACTCCCCGTTCTGACCGGCGTGACCGAGTCGCCCGTGATGCGGCCCGACGGTTCGCTACTCACCACGCCCGGCTACGACACGGCGACCGGGCTCCTCTTCGATCCAGGCTCGACGATGTTCCCGGCGATCCCAGATCAGCCGTCGCTACTCGATGCCAAGCGCGCGGTCGACACGCTCGCCGAGCCGCTCCGCGAGTTCCCCTGGCGTGGAGATGGCGACCTATCCGCAGCGCTCTCGATGATCCTGACGCCGTTCATCCGCGCTTCGCTCCCTGCCGCGCCGATCTTCGTGGTGTCCAAGACACGGCCGCGCTCTGGAGGATCGCTCCTCCAGGAGCTCGTCGGGATGATCGCCACGGGCCGCCCGAGCGCCGTCCTAACCGGTGTCAAGGACGAGGACGAGCAGCGCAAGCGCCTCCTAGCCGTGCTCCTGTCCGGCGACCCGATCGTCCTCCTCGACAACGTCGAAGGCGACCTGGGCGGTGCGAGCCTGTGCGCGATCCTTTCTCAGCCGACATTCCGCGACCGCGTACTCGGCGCCTCGCGCGATGTCGAGGTCTCCACGTCCATCACGTTCCTGGCGAACGGGAACAACATCATCCTTCGCGGCGACATCACCGCCAGGACGATCCCGATCTTCCTCGACCCGCAGACCGACCGGCCAGAGGAGACACCGCACGAGACGAACCTCTACGACGAGATCCCTCGCCGCCGTGGCGAGCTGGTCTCGGCGGCTCTCACGATCCTCCGCGCTTACCACGTCGCCGGACGCCCTGACGTCGGGCTCCGGCAGTGGGGCGGCGGAAACCTCTCCGAGTGGTCTGAGCGCGTCCGATGCGCCCTCGTCTGGTGCGGGCTGCCAGATCCTACCGCGGGCCGGCTCCACGTCGAGGACACTGACCCGATCCGCTCGGCGCTGTCCGGGCTCCTCGCCGCGTGGCACGAGGCGTTCTCCGACAGGCCGACGACCGTGGCCGCAGCCGTTGCGTTCGCCGAGCAGCCGAGCCAGTACGAGCAGGTCAAGGCAGGCGCGCTTCGGGAGGCGCTCGAGGAGGTCGCGGAAGAGAAGGGGCGAATCAGTCGCCGCGGGGTAGGGCGCTTCCTGGCTCGCTACGCCGGGAGGATAGAGGACGGGCTGCGCTTCGTCCGTGGCGGAGATCGCCAGCACGCGGTCAGGTGGGCGGCGACGGAGGCAAGATGACAGTTTCGCCGGGCGCCCCCCGACAGACTCACGTAACTCACAGATTCGGACGCGAGGGTGTGAGTTTGGTGAGTTTGGTGAGTTTCCATAACCCATATACGGGAGACTGTCAGTCTCTCTCTACTGACATGCACCATGGGTCGGGTGAAAGCAACTCACCTAACTCCCCTAACTCACACGGCCAATCCGTCCCAGCGACATCACACGAGGAGCCGACCATGGCCCTGACGCTCTGCCCCTCCTGCGGCGCCCCGGCCGAACTCGTCGACTCTCGGCGCATAGGCGTCGACCTCGTCCCCGGCCACGGCTGGCTCGACGTGACCGAGCGACGGATTGCATGTTCGTGCGTCGAGACCGGGCTCGTCTACGTGGTCCAGCGCGTGGATCTGCTGTGTGGAACTTCGCGGAAACGGAGGGTAAGCAGGGGCCGTAATTGCGTAGCTAAAGTGTAGCGTTTTCGCCGCACTGGTCCCACGGTTGTAGTAGCAGCTTGCTTTCGGCTGCTAAGACGTGACGTGCCATTTAAGCCTGGCCCCGACCCAAACCGAGCCCGTGGGCGGGCGGGTGCCAGGAATAGGCGCACTGTCGAAATCGAGGAACTCTGCCGGGCGATCATCGAGCGGCGCGGCGGAGTCGACGGGCTGGTTGGACGCTTCTTGGATTCCACCGACCCGGTCGTCGGGCTCCGCGCCGCACAGCTCCTCCTCAGCTACGCCTACGGCACCCCGCGCCAGCGCATCGACCTCAAGGCCGAGCTCGAGCACGGGGCGATCCTCCTCCGCTGGGGCAGCACCGAGCCGGGTGATCCAGCTCCCGCCGCTCTACCCGCTCCAGCTGCGGATAGCGACCGATGAGGCGCGATTCCGCGTCGTGTGCGCCGGACGCCGGACGGGCAAGTCGACCCTTGCCGTTGCCGTCGCCGTCCATGCCGGGCTGGCTGGGCGGCGAGTCTGGTGGGTCGCCCCGGACTACAAGGCGAGCAACGTCGGGTGGAGAGAGATCCGCGCGCTCTCGGTTCAGGTGCCGGGCGCTACCGTGCGCGAGACCGACCGTCGCGTGTCATATCCAGGCGGCGGCTGGATCGAGATCAGGTCGGCCGACGACCCGCAGTCGCTTCGCTCGGAGGGGCTCGACCTCGTGGTGATCGACGAGGCCGCATTCGTCAGCGAGGTGGCGTGGAACGAAGCGCTGCGGCCGGCACTCGCCGATCGGCGCGGCAAAGCGCTCTTCATCTCGACGCCGAAGGGGCGGAATTGGTTCTGGCGCGCGTACCAGCGCGGCATCGACCCGCTCGAGTGCGAATGGCAGTCGTGGCACGCCCCGACATCCGCCAACCCGTTCCTGCCGCCGGGCGAGATCGAGGCGATGAGGCAAGGGATGCCAGAACGCACCTTCAGGCAAGAGGTCATGGCCGAGTTCCTCGAGGACGGCGCAGGCGTCTTCCGCAACGTCCGCGCGTCTGCCACGGCTCATCCGCAAGACATCCCGCACCCGTCCCACAGCTACGTCTTCGGCGTCGACTGGGGGAAGCAGGATGACTGGACCGTCATCACGGTCATCGACGTCTTTTCGCGTGAGGTAGTGAAGCTCGAGCGGTTCAACAGGATCGACTACGCGGTGCAGCGCGGGAGGCTCGGCGCATTAGCTGAACGATTCCACCCGACGACGATCGTGGCGGAGAGAAACAGCATCGGCGAGCCGATTATCGAAGAGCTCGAGCGCTCGGGCCTCCCGCTCTCACCCTTCACGACGACCAACGCGAGCAAGGCCCAGGCGATCGACGCGCTCACTCTGGCACTGGAGCGCGGAGAGCTGCGGCTCCTCGACGATCCTGTCCTCCTGGCAGAGATGGAAGCGTTCGAGTCGGAGCGGCTGCCGTCCGGGATGCTGCGCTACGCCGCGCCCGAGGGCGGGCACGACGACTGCGTGATGTCGCTTGCGCTCGCGTGGCAGGCAGCCGCCGTGCCGGCGCGTAACGCATACACCGTTCCGCTGCGGCGGGCCGGAGCGAGGTTCTGATGTTCGAGGCCGCGCGCCGCTTCATCCGCGCAGTGGCAGACGCCCTGTCGACGCGCCAGATCAGGCGCACGACCTGGGACACCAGGCGCACCACCATCGACTCGATCACCCCGGCTACGATCAGCGGCGCGCTCTCGTCCGCGGCGAACGGCGACATGCGCTCGCTTGCGGACGTCTACGACCTAATGCCCGCTACGGACTCGCATCTGCGCGGTGTCCGGCGTCAGCTGAAGGCCGGCGTCGTCGCGATGCCGTGGGAGCTCGCCGCGGCAGACGACTCTCCCGACGCGGCGCGGGCACTGGAGCTGGTGAAGGCCGCGGTCGAGAACCCAGGCGTCCCGTTCGCGCCGCTCCTCGAGGCGCTGATCGAGGGCGAGCTGCGCGGGCTTGGCGCTGTAGAGATCCTGTGGCCCGAGCCGGCTGGCGGGCTCCGCGTGTGGAGCGGCTTCGCGGCAGTCCCGATGCAGCGCCTGCGGCTCGACAGGGATACCGGTGCGATGCGCGTCATCGTCGACCCGTCGAAGCCATTGGGTGAGCCTGTAGCGTCGTTCCCGCGCGGGAAGTTCGCCACGATCATCGCGGACGGCGACGTGCCGGACTTCTCAGCTCGGGGCACGTACCGCGCGATCCTCCAAGACTGGTACGGCCGGCTTAACGCTCGATACTGGCTCCTACAGACGCTCGAACGTTTCGGGATGCCGGTCCCGGTTGGTCACTACCGGAGCGACACCGACCGGCAGATCCTCGAGGCTGCGTTCGCTTCGTTCGGCGCGGCCGGGTCGCTGATCGTCAGCGAGGGCACGACCGTCGACCTGTCGTCGCTGCCGGCGCAGACGAAGCTACTGCACGAGGACTACCTGGAGGCTTCGGCGCGGCGGATCTCGGTCGCGCTGCTCGGGGCGGAGCAGACCGCAACCGTCGGGACCGACCAGGGCAGCAAGGCGAGCGCGGGCGTTCACGCGATGGTCCGCAAGGACGTGCTCTATGCCCTGTGGCAGCGGATCGGCGACGTGGTCAGGCGCGACGTGTTCGTCCCGTACCTCGAGCTGAACGCTGGCCCGGCGATCGGGCAGAAGGCGCCGCTGATCGCGCCGCAGTTCGACGACCCGGCCGACATGGCGACGACGGCGGCGGCGATACAGGTGCTCGTCGACCTCGGGCTGCCGATCGGCGTGAACTACGTGCGCGAGACGCTCGGCGTCCCCGAGCCGGAGAAGGGCGAAGCGCGGCTCCGCTCCTCGCTCGCTCCTGTGATGCCGTTCGGTCAAACGGCGCCGGCCGTCCCGCTCGGGCTGCCGAAGCCTGCGGACACCGCGACGGAAGAGGCCGTGCAGACGCAGGCTCTCACCGGCGCACAGATGGCGTCGCTCCAGCAGATCGTGCAGTCCGTGGCTGACGGGCTCCTGCCGCTCGACTCGGCGGTCCAGCTCGTGATGCTTTCTATCCCGTCGGTCAGCGAGGCGCAGGCGAGGGCACTCGTCGCTCCTGCCGCGTCGTTCACACCGACACCAGCCGAGCCGTCTCCCAGGCCACAGCAGCCGGAGAGCCCTTCGACGCCGACACCGCCGCCGAAGATGCCTCTGAAGTCGCGCCGGCAGCGTGCCGTAGCGGAAGAGGCCGACCAGGAAGCCACCGACGAGGCGCGCGGTAAGTACGCGTCGCTGCTGCGGTCGGTGCGGACGGCAGCCGACCTGCGCGAGCTCCGAGACAAGCTCGCGAGCACCGAGTCGGAGCCGGCACCGGACCTCGTCGACTCGCTCGCCGCCGTGCAGCTCGAGGCGTTCCTCGAGGCGGTAGCGAAGGCACGCAAGGCGCGGGAGGAAGCCGCATGATCGTCCACGCCTACGTCGTCCGTAGCGTCGCGCTCTCGGACCCGCAGTGGGAGAAGCTGCCCACGAAGCGGGAAATCGTCTTCCCGGTTGGCGAGCCGGCCAGCAATGACGGCCGCCGGTGGCGCTTCACCCCGCAGGATCTCTCGGCCGTGGTAGCCGCATTCGGGCAGCGCGCCGAGCCGGCTCCGGTTTACTGGGAGCACGGGCAGGACGTCAGCAAGGGCAAGAAGGCCGCCGGCTGGATCGACAAGATCGAGATGGGCAGCGACGGACTCTACGCATACGTCAGGTACACCGACGAGGCCATGGCTGAGATCGAGGCGGGCAGCTGGGGCTACCGCTCTCCTGGCTTCGAAGGGGAGGAAGACGAGGAGGGCTTCACGCGGCCCAAGGCGCTCCTCGAGATGTCGCTCGTCAACGAGCCTGCAATCGCGGGTATGCCGCCGATTCAGGCCGCCGCCGAGCAATCAGCAACCGCTCCGGCCCTGCCGGACAAGACCGACGAGGAGGGCGAGTCGATGGCTGACTCCACCACCCCCGGCAAGGTCGAGGCCGCCAAGAAGAAGATGGCAGTGGCGCTCGACGGGCCGGGCATCCTGACCACTCTGCGTGAGGCATACGCGATCCCGGCCGCGATCGACGATACGATGTTCGCGGCACTGGTCGCCCAGGCGCTCGCAGGCCAGGCCGTCGACCCGGACGACCTGATGGAGCCCGAGTCGGAGGCCGAAGCCGAGAAGGCACAGCAGCCTCCTGCCGACGAGGCGACGGTCGCGAGCGCGGACGTCAAGACGCAGCTCGAGCTCCAGCAGCGCGTGACGGCAGCGGTCCAGAAGGCCGCGGCCCTGGGTCGCGTCACCGAGTCCACGGTCGAGGCCGCCGGGAAGCTCGCCGTCGCCGACGTCGAGTCGTTCGAGACGATCTTCTGCGCCCCCGTGCCGCCGCCGGCCGGGAGGCTCATCAACGCAACTGCGAGCGATCGAGGCCCGAAGCAGGGCGAGACGTTCGCCGACCGGGTGCGCGCAGAGCGGTTCGCCGCGATGCGCCGCCAGTGAGGAGGTAGAGCATGGCAGAAGCCAACGTCAGCCACCTCCGCGGGACGGTTCGCGTCACGGGCTCCGAGTCCATCGCCGTGAACCTGCTCGTGGAAGACCACACCACCGCCGGGCAGGTGAGCCTCTGCCCCGCGAGCGGATGCCCGATGGGCGTCAACTACGCTGCGACGATTGCAAGCTCCGGGACCGGAGACGTGCAGCTCCTGTGCGTCGGCGACATCGTCTACTCGCTCGCGAGCGGCGCCGTCGCCGTCGGCGACTACGTGGCCGCCGCAGCGAGCGGCAAGGTCGTCTCGGAGTCGGCGACCAAGTCGGCGAACACGGTCGGCGTTGCGCTCAGCGCCGGCACCGACGTGAACGTCTACTGGCGGATGACGAGGTAAGCCATGAACGACATCAAGAGCTTCCTCGAGTCCCTCGTCAAGAACGTCACCTTCACGAAAGACAACGCGACCGACGCGGAGCTCATCCGCGCCTTCCGTGCTGACAAGACCGGCGAGCGCATCACCGCCGCCGCTTTGATGCAGCCCTCGAACAACGCCTTCCTCGACGGCGGGATCGCCTACCAGCAGCAGCCGTTCATCGGCTCGACGCTGCTTCCCGAGGTCTCGGCGTCGCCGGACGGCACGCTGAAGGCGAGCTTCTTCACGTTCGGCAAGGAGGCGCTCCTCAACGCCAGCATCGGCGACGAAATCGGCACCTACGGCGTGCACAAGCGCGCCGACCTCGGGGTGTCACAGACCGACATCACGCTCGTCAAGCACGGCATGTCTGCGTGGATCGACCCCGACGAGCGCTCGAGCTACCAGGCCGTCGGCATCAACATCGAGGACCAGAAGGCCCGGCTGATCCGCACGCAGGTCGAGACTCGCAAGGAGGGGCTCGCGGCGAACCTGCTCTGCACGTACACGAACTACAGCTCGTCCACCCACTACACCACGCTCACCGGCACCGATCAGTGGAGCCACCCCTCGAGCGACCCGCTGAACCAGATCAACGCGAAGGTCGAGGTGCTCCGCGGCGTCCTCGGCGCGCGGCCGAACTTCCTCTGGATGGCTCCAGCCGCCGCGAACGCGATCAGGCTGCACCCGAACATCATCAAGTACGTCAACGGCGGGACGACGAAGCAGAATCCGGCGGTCCCGATCTCTACCGAGATCATCGGCTCGATCCTGGGCGTCCGTGTCGTCGTCGGCGAGTCCATCGCCTCCACGACTCCGGGCGGCACCGTTGCCGACATCTGGGGCGACTATGCCGGGCTCCTCTACGTCGGCGGCTCGGGGATGTACGACCTCAAGTTCGGCTGCACGCTCGTCAGCTCCGGCTACCCGTCGCAGCGGACCGAGCGCGACCCGCACAAGGGCAGCAAGGGCATCGACGTCCTCTACTACGACGACGCCTACAAGCACGCCGTCCAGCTCTCGACGGCCGGCTTCCTCTGGCAGGACGTTACCGCGTAGGGCGGTGACGAGATGAGCACCACCGATACCGTCTACACCCTCTCACGAAGGGCGGCGTCTGCGCGCTCACGCTCGCTGACCCGTCCTCCGAGAACGGCAAGGTGATCACGGTTGTGGCGACCACGGCGCACGCCCACACGATCACGTTCAACGCCGGGAAGATCAACGGTGGCTCGCTCACGACCGCGACCTTCGGCGGCGCGATCGGCGATTCGATCACGGTCGTCGCCATCGGCACGGTCTGGTACGCCATCGAGAACATCAACGTCACGATCAGCTAAGACAACTCGCCGGGAGGCTCCTCGTGGGGCCTCCCGGCATCTCGCCCAGGAGAAGCGACATGAGAAAGCTCATCCTCTCCATCGCGCTCGTGGCGCTCCTCGTGGCCGGGACGGTCCACGCTGCCGTCACGACGCTCTTTTCCGCGAAGACAACGACCTACACGAGTGCCTCGACGGACACGGGCGCCGCCTCGTACGTGCGAGTGCAGGTCTACTCGGCTACCACGTCGACGAGTACCGTGCTGATCGAGCAGTCAACGAACGCGAGCAACTGGTACGTCGTGGCGACGATCACTGACGCCTCCTCGACGGGTGAGATATGGAGCGTGCCAAGCATCGCGTACACGCGGGTTCGGATGTCGGCGATTTCTGCCGGCGCCGTTAGCGCGACCATCGAGGTGCAGAGGTGAGACGTTTCCTCGGGCTCCTGCTCCTGGTGGCGCTCCCGGCCGCCGGGCAGGAGACAGCTGCGGCGGCGAGGCGGCTCGACACGACTGCGGTCAGGCTGGACGGAGCGACTTCGGCAGGGTTCAGTTTGTTCGGGACAGGTGTCTCGGGGCGCCTGGCCGCGTGGACCGGGACGAGCACGCTCGGCGGCGCCCTCGGCTCCTCGGTCACCGCTGGGACCGGCGCGATCACGCTGACCTCGCAGGGCGCGGCGGTCACGCCGCTCACGATCGTGCCGCACGCGAGCCAGACGGCGCCGCTGATTCTGTTCGGGGCCGACACCGGCCTCGCCCGCGCCAGAGCGGGTCTCCTGAAGGCCACATCCGGCGGCAGCAACCTCGGCAGCGTGCAGGCGGGCAACTTCACGGCGACGGCTCTGGGGACGCCGACGATCACGAGCCCGCTGACCGTCAACGGGACGCCAGGCGCCACGACGTACGGGTACAAGGCCGTCGCGTTCCTGAACGACGGCACGTCCTCTGCGGCGTCTGCGGAGGTCACGGTCGCCACGGGACCGGCGACGCTCGACGGGACCGACAACATCACGGTCGCCACGCCCGCCGTGGCGAACATGGCGTACTACAACCTCTACCGGACGACGGGAGGCGCGGCGCCGCCGAAGCTGATCTACTCGGGCACGACGCCTTCGTACATCGACACGGGGACGGAGATCAGCGCGAGCACGCCGCCCACCACCAACACCACCGGCCGCATTCTCGTCGGAGCAGGCGGCGTCTCGACGCCCAGTCTCGCGCTCGGCAGCACACCCACCACCGGCATCTATTGGCCCTCGGCCACGAACATGACGATGGTAGTCGGTGGCTCGTCGGTGTTCTCCTACGGGACCGTACTGCACCAGATGGCCCATGACGTTGGGCTTGGCTGGTCCGCTGATCCGGTGTGGGCGTTGGCGGACACGCTGCTCACATCACCAGCCGCCGCCACCCTGACGGTTGGCAACAAGCCCTCCGCCACCCCCGCCGCCAACACGCTGATCGTCGGCGAGAGCGGCAGCGGCACCGACATCGCCGGGGCGAACGGCATCATCCAGAGCGGCACGGGGACGGGGAGCGGGGCTGGCTCGACGCTGACGTTTAAGACGCCGACGGCGGGCGGATCGGGCAGCGGCGCGCAGACGCAGACGACTCGGCTAGTCCTTGGGCCGACCGGGATCACGACAGGTCTGGCGAACAACGTCGAGGCGTTCGGGGCCTACGCGGCAGCCAGCAACTCTGGCACCAACCTCACGGCCACCGGATACTACGCGGCAGCCAGCAACTCTGGCAACAACGTCGCTGCCAGCGGGGCCTACGCGGCGTCCGCGAACACGGGCGCCAGCGTCACGGCCAACGGGTACCAAGCGGCGTACCTGAACACGGGCGGTTACGTCGCTGCCAGCGGGGCCTACGCG